TCGAGGGCGCAGCCGACAATGCTTGGCCTCGAGGACCATCGGACGGAAGAGGGCGAGCTGTTATTTCCGGATAGATTTCCGGAAGAGGTCGTCGAGCGCGACGAGATCATTATGGGTCCGTGGGCCGCGGCAGCTCAGTTCCAGCAGATGCCATCTCCTCGAGGTGGCGGCGTGATTCGGCGCGAGTGGATTCCAACGTGGAACCGCCCAACCTATCCAGCTTTTGATTACGTCATCGCGGCAATCGATACGGCCTATACGACCAAGACCTCCAACGACCCTTCAGCGATGACGGTCTGGGGCGTGTGGTCGAGCGGCGATGGGATGGCGCAAGCCAACCGCACAACAGCTTACGATGGGTCACTAACTGCGCTTGACAGGCAATATCGCGAAGAGCGACCCAAGGTCATGCTCATGTATGCGTGGGCGGAGCGCCTCGAGCTGCACGAGCTCGTCGAAAAGGTCCAAGAAACGATGGACCGCTACGGCGTCCTCAAGCTGCTCGTCGAGAACAAGGCTTCCGGCTATAGCGTGGCGCAAGAGCTCCGTCGCATGTATGGGCACGAGGAGTTTGCGGTGCAGCTCATCGATCCCAAGGGACAGGACAAGCTTTCCCGTCTCTATAGCGTTCAGCACCTATTTGCCGAGGGCATAATCCATATGCCTGAGACGACGTGGTCAGATATGGTAATTAACCAGCTTGCTGTATTTCCAAAAGCGAAGCACGACGACCTTGTCGATACGACCAGTATGGCGTTAAAACACTTACGCGACATTGGCCTGCTGGTCAGGGGCGCAGAATACACAGCGCAGCTGGACGAGAGCAGAGTTATTGTTGGCTCAAATAACGAGCCGCTTTACCCAGTCTAATCAAGGAAAGAATAATGATACCCGCAAATGCAGTCGTGGACGTCATTGAAAGCCCGCCAGCCCACGGCCAAGGCCTCGGCAAGTTTAAAGTGACTGTCTGGGGGAAGGAGCCGCACGACTATGTGCGCACCTACCATATACAGGTTAAAGATGATAATATGGCGGCTCGAGAGGGCTTAGACCGTTTCGTTGAAGAGATTTCGCGTCTTCTTATTGACGCCAAAGGACATTGATCATGCCAATGACGCCGGGGCTTAATCCTAATATTCGTCAAGAACAGGGAGAGCCGCTAGGCCTCGGTGGCGCGCAGGATGTAATGGTTGAGATCGACGATGGCGTCGACAAACCAGAAACCGACGACAACGGTAACATTCTGAGAATTGAGCATGATGATGGCTCCATCAGTGTATCACTTGATGGCCGTCCAGTGGACGGTCCAAGTGATGCAGAGAGAGCACAAGAGTGGTTTGCGAACCTAGTCGACGACATCGACCAAGGCGAGTTGCAGCGTATTTCTTATGACTTACTTCGTGGCGTTCAAGATGATTTGGATAGCCGCGGAGACTGGATTGAAGACAGAGCGCAGGGCATTAAGTTGCTTGGCCTCAAGATCGAAATTCCGGGCCTTCAGGGCGCATCCGACGGAGCGCCTGTGGAGGGCATGAGCAAAGTGCGCCACCCGCTCCTACTTGAAGCAGTCCTACGCTTTCAGGCTAACGCCCGCAGCGAGATGCTTCCGACTGATGGGCCGGTGAAGGTTCGGAGCGAGACAGACGGTGATACTCTTCAAGAGGATGAACTGGCTCATGCGCTCGAAACAGACCTCAACCATTACCTCACCGCCATCGCAAGAGAGTATTATCCCGACACCGACCGAATGTTATTCATGCTTGGTTTTGGAGGGACCGCTTTCAAGAAAGTCTATTTCTGCCCTCTTCGCGGAAGGCCGGTTAGTGAAAGCGTCGACGCTGACGATCTTATCGTTAACAACGCCGCCACAGACCTAAGCACGGCAAAGCGTATCACGCATCGCGTTATGATGCGGCCTTCAACTGTTAAACGCCTGCAGATCCTTGGCGTGTATCGTGATGTAGATCTTTCAACGCCTGCTCCAGAAAACTATGACGCTGTTCAGCGTGAGAAGATGGAGCAACAAGGAATCAGTCTTGATGCACGCAACCCTGAAGATCGTGACAGGGAAGTGTATGAGATCTATTGTGAGCTAGATATATTTGGCTTTGAGCACAAATATAAAGGCAAAGAGACGGGTTTAGAAATTCCATATCGTGTTACAATCGACAAGAGCTCGAAAGAGATTCTTTCCATTGTAAGAAACTACGATGAACCGACTGGCGAAGAAGGCGATGAACTACCTGAAGCGCGAAACAACTTTGTTAAATATACGTTCGTCCCCGGTATGGGCTTTTACGATATTGGTCTACTGCACATCCTTGGTAACACTACTAACGCGGTGACTGCTGCTTGGCGCGAAATGTTGGACGCAGGTATGTATGCCAACTTCCCCGGCTTCTTAATGGCCGACACGGGCGCGAGACAAAACACCAACATATTCCGCGTCCCTCCGGGCGGCGGAGCGTTAGTGAAGACGGGTGGATTGCCGATCAATCAAGCGATCATGGCTTTGCCATACAAGGAGCCGGGGATGGCTCTGATGAACCTCGTCACGAATATGGTCGAGACTGGACAGCGCGTCGGCACGACAAGCGAACTGCAAGTAGGCGAGGGACGGGACAATGCACCCGTTGGCACTACATTGGCTTTGATCGACCAAGCTACGAAGATTTTGAATGCAGTTCACAAGAGACTTCATGTTTCGCAGGCTGAAGAGTTCGAGCTGCTTGTTCGTTGTTTCCGCGAGCACCCAACGTCTTTCTGGGGACGAAACAAGAAGCCAACATATAGTTGGGATGAGGCAACATTCATTGCCGCATTAGATGATTGCGATCTTGTTCCGCAAGCAGATCCCAACACGGCAAGCCAGACGCAGCGCCTGATGAAGATCATGGCGCTGAAGCAACTTCAGGCTGCTAACCCCGGCATGTATGACGCCAAGGCAATTGACCTCGCGGCGATGAAGGCGATGGGTTGGAGCAACCCTGAGCAGTTCCTTGCTCCGCCTCCACCTCCGGGCCAGATGCCGCCAGAGATGATGAAGGAAGTTGAAATGCTAAAGGTCGCCAACAAGTCTGCCGACGCGCAGATGTTGACGGCTCAAGCAAAGATGGCGGACACACAAGCAAAGATACAGCAGAACGGCCAGCAGGCCGCGCCGCTTGATCAGAACAAGTTGATCGACCTGAAGCTTAAGCAGCAAGACCTGCAACAAAAGCAGATGGAGACGCATGCGCGCATGCGCGAGGCAATGATGCAGGCCGAGAGCGATAGGGCCGATACTGATGCCCGTATGCGTGAAGCCATGATGAAAAATCAGGACGACCGCTTTGAGGCCGCAAACCGTCAGCGCGACAGAGAAAGCAAAGAGCGTCTGGCGGCTGTTAAGCTTGCGGCTGACATTGCAAAGAACCCTGAGACATTAAAGGTGATTGATAAGTTTTTGACGCCTGACATGCTGCAGCGCCTTGAGTCTAACGAGCCACCGATAGAGAACCAGTGATGGGCAAGAAGACGATCAAGGGCCTCGACTACCCACTGAAGAAGTCGAAGAAACTTGATGCGGCGCTTGAGGCTGGCAGTAAGACGGGCAGTGTCGCCGTCATGTCTCCAAAGCAATATCTTAAACACGCAAAGCGTCTGCCGGACACAAAAGAGGACAGGCTCCTTATCGAAGCATTTAAGTCAAGGATGCAGAAGGGAAAAAAGTTTAAACCCTTAAAGCTCCTTGGGCACAACCAAGCCGACGGGCGCCACAGGGCGACTGCGGCGGAAGAAATCGGCATTAAGGAAGTGCCCGTCATTGACTACAGGGAGAGTGGCTTGAAAAAGATGAAAGACGTTCACTCTGTAAGCCAAAGGGGCTCCAAGGTTGGGAAGATCGAAGAGGAGCTGCGCAAGGAGCGCGCCTCTGGCGGTCAAGTCAATGCGGCGCACTTGCCGCTCGAAGACCACGACCCCAATGCGGCATTCCGCAAGTTAATTGCATGGAGCTTTGCAGTCGCGCCGTTGTTCTCTCACCCACGGCTAAACCGTGCCGACGGCGGAGAAGTTGAGGGCGACGTCCAATTTGCGCCTGAAGAAGACACGCCAAGCCTGCCAACATTTGCACAGCAGAACCCACAGGAATCAATTCGTGCGGCGCTAGAGGCAGCAAAGAGTTTGCCTGAAAAGCGCGAGGCTACGCTATCGGCATATGAACCTACGATTGGTGAAAAGATTTATGGTTCCGTTGCTGGTCTTGGCAGCGAGCGTCCGTCTCCTGAGCGTCGTCGCTTTGCAGAAGGCGTTAGTGAGCTTGCTGGCTTTACACCCGGACTAGGCAACGTGATGGCGGCGCAAGAAGCCAAGCGCGCTGGGGAAGGTGGAGACTACGGCGGAATGGCCTTGGCTGCATTAGGCGCAGTTCCTGCTTTTGGTCCTGTAGAAAAGAAGGCTATGGAAATAGCATCTGATGCAGTTCAAGCGGCTAGAGAATCTAGAGCGGCAAGGAAAGCTGGTTCGTCTTGGGAAAAAATGAATAAATCTCAGCGCGAAGAATTTATGTCTTATCCAGACAAAGAGCTTGGTAAAGTCTCTATTCATGATGCTGACCCAGAAGAATTACTAAGACAAGAAAGAGCACATGAACAAGGATATTCTGGTCCTTGGTATCACGGCACACAAAGACTAGACAGATTACTGGAAGGCAAATCATTAAATCCTAAAAGAGCAACATCTGGCCCTATGCCATTTTTTACAAATGATCCAAAAGTTGCATCAAGTTATGCTATAGGGAAACAAGACACATCAAGAATGGCGGGTGACGAAGGTGTAGAAAATTATTTTACAGTTCATCCAAAAAGTATTGGATTGTCTAATAGAAAAGAAATGCCTGTTGAAAGATCTTGGCATTTTTTACCACAAGAAACTAAAGAAAAAATATTAGAAAACTATGGTCGCATTGGTTATGCTGACAGAGATGAAGCAATGGGTGACTTTGTTGTCCATCCTGAATTTGGTGGATTATCTAGCCCAAGTCATTATGATTATATTTTAAAAAATGAAGCTAAAGGAAATCCGTTAACTGCATTGCGTAATATTTGGTATGAAGGTGGAGATCTTATCAATAATCCAGAGCAGTTGGCTGATATTTATAAACTTGCCGGATATCCTTATGAAATAAGTCAAAAAAATGCTCCTTGGACAGAGGCACAAGGTGTTTTGCCCGCAATGCTCCGTATGACAAATCCTCTTACTACTCATAATGTTGAAGAGATAAATGAAAAAGTTATACCTCATTTAGAAGAGGCATTTAAAAGAGATAGAACTAAAAAGACATCTGGATCTAAATCAGATATGTGGGATAAAAATTATAGATACACGCCAAAAGAATGGGTTGCACAACTTAAGGAAGATATGGCTAAAGGCAAAAATTCTTTTGCTTGGACATCAATACCAGATAAAGTAACTGAGCAATTAAAAGCTCTTGGATATGACGGCATATTAGATACAGGAGGAAAAAGCGGAGGACAAGAGCATACTGTCGCTATTCCGTTTCATCCTCATCAAGTTAGATCCAAGTTTGCAAAGTTTGATCCAGAGCATGTCGGTAAAGCTGATTTAATGAAACACGACGGCGGCTCTATCGTAGACCACGCGCTTGATGTATTATCTAAACACCGCAAATAATTGCGTCGGGGGACGCCCCGATTTCCAGCTGGAGAATTGTAATGTATGAATTGGCAAAATCTGCGCGCGAGAAGAATAAGGCTAGGGCCAGAGCTCTCGCAGGCGAAAAAGATCAGAAGGTAGACTCAAGCGATTGGTCGCCTGCAGCACCTATTAACGCAGAAGCAAAGACGGGTATGCGCCCAATTTCCCAGCGCCAGTATAAAAAGGGCGGCAAGGTTGATGGTAAGGCACCTAAGCCACGCGCCGACCGTATGGCCCGCAAGTCTGGTGGCCGCACCGTTGAGAAAGACATTGGCGTCGGAATGGCCAATAAAGATATGCGTGCAGCCAACAAGGACCGCGAAGGCATCAAGCACGTCGGTGGGTTCAAAGACGGTGGCGGTATCAAGGACAAGAAAGCACTTGGTGCTATTGATCCATCGCCAAAGCGTTCAGCCGCAGAGCACTACAAAAAGGGCGGCAAAGTTAAAAAGGCAGGCGGCGGCGGCAGCTGGCTGGAGAAGATGGTCGGCAAACCAAAGACCGGCAGCGACTTAAGTGAAGTCGGCAAGGACCAGACGCAGCGTTACAGCCAAGAAGAAAAGGGCGCACTCGACCGCGCAATTCGTGGCAATGATTCCCTTCCGTCTCCAGATGAAGCCGCAGAAAGCGCGGCCCGCACGGGCGACAAGCGTGGCGGCATGGTGAAGCGTAAGGCTCATGCTAAAGGCGGCAAGGCTGAACATCCCGACGTCAAAGAAGACAAGGTGCTCGTTCGTAAGATGGTCAAGAAAGAAGCCTTGACCGGCAAGAAAGAGGGCGGAGAAGTTAAAAGCCGCATGGCCCGCGCAACTGGCGGTCGCGCCCGTAAGGGTAAGACAGACATTAAAATTAACATTCTGTCGGCTGCTCCAAAGCCCGCAATGCTTGCTGGGCAGCCGTCTGGCATGGGTATGGCAGCTCCCGCTGGTCCGGGGCCACAGTTACCTCCAGCCCTTACTGGAGCGGCTGGTGCTCCTCCTGCAATGCCTATGGGTGCAATCCCCGGTCGCAAGGCTGGAGGTCGTATCACCAAGGTTGCAAAGTCTTATAAAGACATGGAAGCTGGCGCTCTTTCGGGCGAAGGCCGTTTGCAGAAGACGGACATTGCCAAGCTGCATAAAGATGCTCCAGCTCGTAAGGCTGGCGGAAAGGTTCGCGCCAAGTAATTGTTATGTAAAAACAAAACCCTACGACGCTCGTAACGACGTAGGGTTTTTATCCACAATCAGAGGTGACTGATTATGAAATATCGCAACGATATCACGTCAAAGTTTGTTAAATCAATATTGTATTATAATCCTGATACTGGAATGTTCATATTTAAAGAAAATAATTTAATAGCAGGAACAAAAGCAAAAGATAATAAAAATGAATATATTAGGATA